CACATACCCAGTAAAAGCGGTATGGGCCTAGCTGACCAGCAAGTCGTAGAACTGCTGAAATATGCGAAAGACATGCATCTAACCGTCTCGAATGACGTCAAAGGGTGGGACATGAACGCCCCTGACCAGCTCATTAGGATGGATGTAGAAGCACGCATCAAGCTCAACAAGAGTCAAGATACAGCTTGGCAGCAAGCTGTCAGAAGCCTCACAGTACTTCATTCACACCGGATTCTAATGCTCACCGATGGACGCTGTTACAAGCGAGCCATCTTAGGAGGACAAGCAAGCGGCCGCAAGGTCACCTCCAGCTCTAACGGAAAAGCACGCGGCTTAATTGATATATTGATGGCGCAGGAGTTTAAATACAACTCAGCCTTCATGACGCAAGGAGACGATAACGTGGCTTATATCCCCAAGAACATAGACCTCGAACTTTACAAGAAGCGGGTCGAGGAGCGCTTTAACATCACCATGACCGACGTGGAACGCGATGAAGAGCGCATCTACTTTTGCTCCCAAGAGATGTTCATGGAGGGCTCGGAGGTGAGGTGCATACCACAAACACCCCAAAAGCAACTGATTCGAATGTTGATGGCTACCACAGACAACAACTTAGAAGAAGGCCTAAGGAGCTTAGAAACCAACCTAAGGCACCACCCGCAGAAAGATGTGTACATCGCTGCGGCTCGGGCTATTGCGTTGGCTCGTTAAAGCGAGTGCTTCTCTGGGAGCTGGAGCTCAGAGAAAAAGAATAGGGACGAAAGTTCTAATCTCTAGCTAGAAAGAAACGATGTCTTTCTACGCAAAAGCACCAAGTAAGGACGTTCTCAATCAATTGGAACGCGCCGGAAAGATCTCCCCCGATGGTAAGGAGTGGTTGACTCTAGCCCTTGATCCGTATCATGACTACAACCACCAGATCGCGGGATATCCCGACGCGGACGCCTCTCAGACGACCGTTTCGTGTTATCAGTACGCAAAGACCATAGCAGCGCCCGCAAACGCGCCTGCTAATTGGGACGCACACATCTACACGTTGCCAGTTTGTTATCCAGAGGGAACTTCATTGTTCACTCTGAATCAAGACTGGAAGTCGACGCTGGAGCCCACACCAGCGTTGCAAAATTGGGTCCACGGGCCGCTCAATGTTGTCACAAACATGGCCGGTGGGGAGCTAGGCTGCGTCTTCAGCCAGGTTAACGCTCCAACCAAGACCACCCTTCCTGCTGCGGG